ATGTAGCCGTCAAGAAAAGCTGACATCCAGTTCACCGCTTTTCAGCTGCTGTTTCAGTTCGTTTATCAAAATTCGATAGACAGAATCGCTGTCGGCTGCATGATGTTTTCCAGCGGAGCGGTATCCGGCTCCACTTTGCTGTATTTCAGACGGAGAAGATATTCCCTCGTCAATTCAGACGAATATTCCTGCAATATGCTGTCTGCTGCAATGTGATAATGCTCGCACAGAATCAGAAATCTGTCCCAAAAGCGGAAAATATTCTTCTGTTTCAATTCTTCCAGTGTATAAATTCCCGATAATTTTGCCATTTTCCGAGCTGTTTCCGCAAACGAAAGATTTTCAATTTTGCTGACAAATCCAAATACATCACCGCTTTCACCGCAGTGAAAACAGGTGTAGATCTCATCATGGAAAAGATTCAGAGAATTGGTTTTGCTGTGACAGAATGGGCATTTACAGCAATCATCTGTTATCGCTTCGTATTTCCCGATAACAGAAGAAAGGGGATTTTTCAAGCGGATAAGCTCCAGTAATTCCGTATTGACAAACATTTTCTCACCTCACAAACTGGTCAAATGGATTGACGTTGACATCGTAAGCCGAACTTTGTGCAGGTGGTTTGTCCAGCTGAGGATAATCCTTGGAAACTCTTTCGATGACCCAGTTTAGAATGGTGTGATAATCTGACTTGTATCGTTTTCCGCTGGAAAGCTTGTAGTTGTTGAGAATCTCAATGCACTTATCTACGAATGCCTTGGAATGCTGTTCCGACAGCTTCTGATATTCTTCTTCCGTCATGGTGACAGCTTCTGCATATTTCTTCTTATCCGCCTTTTTCTTCGGCGGAGCAGAAGCCGTTTCATTTAATTCTTTCATATTTGATTCTTTCATACTTGATATGTAAGTATTTAATTGTCCCTGGTTTTCTACATCCTGATTTTCAAGATACAGGTTTTCTGCATCTTGTTTTTCTGTATTTGGGACATCTGCGTTTTGATTTGTTTCAGACTGCTTTTTGAGAAACAGTTCCGGACATTCCAGACCATCAGGAATATTCTCATATGGAATTTCATAGATGTGATAGACATATTCAAACCGTCCGCTTTTGGAGTAGTTCGGCGGAAGCTTCTCCAGATACACATACCGCTCGTCGATCAGTTCATGGAGGGCAGCACGAACTGCCGTTTCGCCCTCTTTACAGATTTTCACCAGTCCGGCAATGGAATAGTTCCAGTCACAGGGCAGACCCAGTATTTTGGACATCAGCCCGATTGCTTTCAGACTGAGTTTCTGATTTCTCAAATGATGATTGCTCATGATCGTGAAGTCGGTGTTCTTATGCACTCTGACAACCGATGAATTTGATTCATTTGCCATAATAACCTCCGAATAAATAGAAAAAGCGTTCCTCACTGATATATGAAGAACGCTTTTCGTTATCTATTCAATTTTCTTTGCAAATTTAAGCCTGTCTGTTTGTCTTAATGCTTTAGTTGTAAATAAATTATAAACAATGTGGTTCCCTTAGTTGGGTACGACCAACCGAACCGAAAACTATATGACGTAATGACAAAAGGTTCCGGTGATGCCAGAATGCAGCCCTTGTATTTCATAATCACTACCGCAGGCACAGATACAAATTCTATTTGTTATGAAATACACCAAAAGGCAAAAGATATTATTGAAGGCAGAAAACATGACAGAACATTTTATCCAATCATTTATGGAGCAGATGAGTCAGAAGACTGGACTGACCCAAAGGTGTGGAAAAAAGCTAATCCATCTTTAGGAATTACAGTGCCGATTGATAAAGTTGAAGATGCTTGTAACTCTGCTAAAGAAAATCCCGGCGAAGAAAACGCTTTCAGACAACTGCGTCTGAATCAATGGGTAAAACAGGCTGTCCGCTGGATGCCTATGGAGAAATGGGATAAATGCAAGGTGGCTTTTTATGAATCTGAACTGGAAGGAAGAAGCTGCTACGGTGGACTCGACCTTTCCAGTACAACGGATATTACAGCTTTCGTGCTTGTCTTTCCACCTACTGAAGATGATGAACATTATTATGTTCTTCCTTACTTCTGGCTGCCGGAAGAAACACTGCCACTTAGAGTAAGACGTGACCACGTTCCATATGATATATGGGAGCGACAAGGCTATCTGAAAACTACCGAAGGCAACGTTGTTCACTATGGTTTTATTGAAAATTTCATAGATGAACTGGGGCAGAAGTTTCATATCAAAGAGATTGCTTTTGATAGGTGGGGTGCAGTGCAGATGTCGCAGAATCTTGAGGGGTTAGGTTTTACGATGGTACAATTTGGACAAGGATATAAAGATATGTCACCGCCTACCAAGGAACTGATGAAACTGACTCTGGAACAGACCCTTGCCCACAACGGACACCCTGTTCTTCGGTGGATGATGGATAACATTTTC